AGACACTGGTAAATAATAATATGCGCACATTTAATATTAACCGAATCGTTGCCGGCAACGACAATAAAATTTTTATTATCGCCGGACCCTGTCAAATCGAAAGTCAAGATCATGCAGAATTTTTAGCAGGTAGCATAAAAGAAATCTGTGATGATTTAGATTTAGATTTGATTTATAAAAGTAGCTTTGATAAGGCTAACAGATCTAGTATCTCTACAAAAAGAGGTATAGGTATTGACGAAGGTCTAAAAATTCTAAATTCGATCAAACACGAATTTGGGATTCCTGTTCTTACAGATATCCACGAATCATATCAAGCAGAGCTAGTCGCAGATGCTGGTATCGACGTTATACAAATTCCTGCGTTTCTGTGTAGACAAACCGATTTACTTTTAGCCGCAGGTAAAACAGGCTGCGCAGTAAATGTCAAGAAGGGACAGTTTCTTGCTCCCCATGACATGAAAAATGTCGCTGCAAAAATTGCTTCGACAGGAAATGAGCGTGTGATGTTATGTGAAAGAGGATACACTCATGGATATAATAATCTTGTTGTTGATATGCGTAGTCTACCCATTATGGCAAGCACCGGGTATCCAGTGGTCTTTGATGCTACTCATTCTGTCCAACAGCCTGGAGGAATGGGAACAGTCTCAGGCGGAGACCGCGAAATGGTCCCATACTTGGCGAGGGCCGCTGTAGCCACTGGCTGTGTTGCCGGAGTGTTTATGGAAACACATGAAGATCCGGATAATGCTCCTAGTGATGGGCCTAATATGGTTCGCCTAGATAAATTAAGAAACACATTAGAAGAATTGGTGACCATAGATGGATACGTCAAATCCAGAAAATCTCAGTAAAGAAGAAAGAAAAAGACTCAAGGCTATCCGACGTGCAGAAAAAGATGCAGAGGTAGCTAGAAAGTCTTACGACCCTAACACTAAAATAACTGTTCTTTGTGTTAGGTTCGGCAATCGATACGGCATGGACTATGTTGAACGCCTAAGAAATATGGTGGCTCGAAATATGACCATCCCATATGAATTTGTATGTTTGACTGACAGCAATCATACCATACAAGGTGTAAAAAATATAACGCAACCTAATGCAGGATACTCCAAAGGATGGTGGCATAAAGTTCATATGTTTGATCCTAGCTTACCTATATCCGGAAGGATTTTATATTTTGATCTCGATGTAGTTATACACGCAAACATTGATAAATTGGCTACAGTATGGACTACTGATTTCTTGGGTATTCGAGATTTTAATCGACATTTTTATCCTTCATGGCAATATCTTAACAGTTCTGTCATGGCATGGAACCACGGAGAGCAAAGTCATATATGGAGAGATTTCAAAAGAAGTCCGTCTGATGCTATGCGATTACCCGGTGACCAAGATTGGATATGGAAAACTTCAAAGGATAGAATCAAATGGTGGCCGTTGGAATGGATACAAAGTTACAAATGGGAGATCCGAAGAAGAGAAGATCTCACAATCCAAAACGGTAAAAGAAGATTTAAAAATCCGCTACATACTGTAAATATCCATCCAGAGTGCTGTGTGACAGTTTTCCACGGTGACCCTAAACCTCAGGATGTTACTGATCAATTTGTAGTAGACAATTGGAGATAAAGTGTTAGGTTGGTTTAAGAAAAACAAGAGTTGGGTAAGATTTTATTCATTAGATCCTAATGTTGCGATCGCTTATCCGATAATTAATACTTCTGAAGTTGATAGAGACTGGAACGGACTAGGCAATACTAAACGTAATAGACCCGAACAAGGAAAACAAACAGTTTTAAATTGTCCTGCGATTAAAACTATCACTAATACTGGATATGTTCTTAGAGCACCTGCAGATTTTATTATTAAAACAGGAGCAGGACATAGAGAAATAAGTTGGGAAACTCCATTTCTTTTTAAAAGATACAGTGACAGGTATACTTTTAGTAACACAGATTACTATGTAAGCTGGCACAGTCCAGAGCAGACTGAACCGTTATTACCTAAAGAAGTAGCACCAACAAATAAAGAATATCATCATTCTGCAATCAAAGTAGAAACTCCATGGCGTGTCAAAGCCAGCGATGATATATTGCTACTACAAATTCCAGTTACCTATAATAACGAAGATAGGTTTTCAGCAGCCATTGGTATAGTTGATCCAAAATACATGCATGCCGTAAGCGTTCAATTATTTTGGCATGTTATAGAAGGCGAAACATTGGTCAGAGCAGGAACACCTTTAGTTCAATATGTTCCAATTTCTAGATCAATGTTACAAAAAAACAATGTAGAATTTATTGTCGATACTTCTTCCAAAGCAGAAGAAGAATTGGAAGAAGCTTACACATTTGTGAATCATAGTAGATTTCCAAAAGCAGATAATGCCGGAAACAAAGTAAGAATGATTACACAACTGTTTGACTATTTTAGAAAAAAATATCCCAAGAAAAGAATTTGACTTTTAATACAAGTGATGCTATAATACTTTTATGACTAAACGTATTGGCTTTGCTTGCAAATGGATTGACCGTCCCGATCAGGTAGACGGCATCAAACCTAAAGACGAATGTAAAAAATTTAACACTGGTGCTACTACTGTAGCCTGGTTAAATAGACAAACCAAGGATGTGGCTGTAGAAAAACTATGGTCATTAATGGAGCAAAACATTGAAGCTAGCCGTCTCCTTGTAGAACGTGTAGGAGAATTAGATGAAAATCTTAGAATGGTTCGACTCAGCAGTGATATACTACCTGTATACACTGAGCCAACATGGAGCTGGTTTTGGCGGCTTCCCGATGTTCGAGCAGCTTGTGAAAGAGGATTTCAGCAGGTGGGAAATGTGGCTCGCTCGCGTGGCGTTCGCCTCTCTTTTCATCCTGGCCAGTTTTGCGTGTTGGCATCTGATAATCCAGATATTGTAAACAGATCAATTGAAGAATTTGAATATCATGTGGACATGGCTCGTTGGATGGGCTACGGTCAAACGTTCCAAGACTTTAAAATCAACGTCCACATCGCAGGACGACAAGGCCCAATGGGCATCGTTGCTGCGTTGGCTCGCATGACTCCCGAAGCAAGAAATACTCTTACAATCGAAAACGATGAAATGACTTGGGGTATTGAAGATAGTATTGAGCTAGTCAATCATTGTGCCTTGGTCTTAGATATTCATCATCATTGGATCAAAACTGGAGAATATATTGAAACATCTGACGATCGTGTTAAAAGGATTATTGATAGCTGGCGTGGTATTCGTCCTGTCATACACTACTCTGTTTCTAGGGAAGATATACTTGGAGACCATTCCAGAGACACCCGTCCCACTCTTCAGACCCTCTTAGAATCCGGACACAAGAAAGCAAAACTCAGAGCACACTCAAACTTCTACTGGAATACAGCAGTGAATCAATGGGCTCTGAGTTTTAGGGATAACTTCGATATAATGTGCGAAAGCAAGGCTAAAAACTTAGCCTCATTTGCACTTTACGAAGAGGCAAAGTAAATTACTGAGCCTTTGGTTTGCGACCTGGCTTTTTTGGAGCTGCTTCTTTTTTAGGAGCGGCTTTTTTTGCAGGCGCTTTTTTTGCAGGTTTGGCGATAGACTCAACCGCAGCTTCAGTTGCTTTTGCAGATACTGGAGTTGGAGTTGGTTCTGGTGCTGCTACCGGCGCTTCAACTTTATATGGGGCTTCCGCAGTTGCTTCTGCTGGCTTACCGCCAAATAGTTTCTTTAATAATCCTAGCATGATTAAAATCTCCTTGTAGGTTATTTATACGGTAAATATAGGATGGCACTACATTTTATAAAAAGTTTAACAGAATCAGAAGATAAACGTGAAATACGGCAGGACAAGCTCAAATTTGATAAAAATGAGTTAGATCCTGTTATGAGCGAAGCTACTCTAAAATATCACTTTGATGGGCTAGCTGCCAAGTATTTCGATCGATATAACAAAGGTGAGGGCGATGCCGATTTTAACTACGGTGGCGCCATGCTACACAATATCTTCTTTGCGAACTTGACCCCGCCAAGAGCTGCGAACAAACCAGAGGGGCTCAGTAAATCTTTAATAGATGAAAAATACGGTAGCTTTGATAAGTTCAAAGAAGCCTTTGAAAAAGAATTTATGGCAGCACAAGGATCCAACTGGATCTATATGGATTACAACGGTGATATAAAAACCATACATAATCACCAATACCGTAAAGGTATGAAGATTGCTCTGTTGGTAGATGCTTGGGAACATGCCTGGGCGTTGGACTACCAACAGGACAAAGCCAAATACTTAAACAACATTTGGCGCATAGTCAATTGGGAAACCGTTGACATTCGACTACAAGGAGCGTAATATGTTAGATACAATTCTATTATTATTGGTAGGTGCATTTATTGGTTGGCATTTTCCTGAGCCTAGTTGGGCTAAGGTTATCAAAGCCAAAGTTTTATCAATGATTAAGAAATAAGGAAACAGCATGGCATACTCAGAGAAAGTAATTGATCACTACGAAAACCCTCGTAACGTCGGTAGTTTCTCTAAGGATGAATCCGGGGTGGGCACCGGCATGGTCGGTGCTCCTGCCTGCGGAGACGTAATGAAACTACAGATAAAGGTGGATGATGATACAGGTATTATTACAGACGCTAAATTTAAAACGTATGGCTGCGGCTCGGCGATCGCAAGCTCAAGCCTCGTCACAGAGTGGCTCAAAGGAAAAACTATTGACCAAGCAGGAACAATCAAAAACTCAGAAATAGCAGAGGAACTGGCACTACCTCCTGTTAAGATACATTGCAGTATACTGGCCGAAGATGCTATTAAAGCGGCCGTAGCAGACTATAAGGCCAAATATGTTAACAGTAACTGAGTCAGCAAAAGCTAAGATAACAGACATTTTAGCAGAAGAAAACAATCCTAAATTAAAAGTCCGAGCATTTGTGCAGGGAGGCGGCTGCTCTGGATTCCAATATGGCTTTACACTAGACGAAGAACAGAATGATGATGACTTTGATTTTGACGGTATATTGATAGATGCTATGAGTATGCAGTATATGAATGGTGCTGTCATAGACTATACCGAAGATATTCACGGTAGCCAATTTACTATAAAAAATCCTAACGCTGTTACTACCTGCGGATGCGGATCTAGTTTTTCGGTATGATAAACGTAACTGATTCAGCTAAAGAAAAAATCGTCCAACTATTAAAAAATCGAGGTAAAGGACAAGGAATACGCATAGGTGTTAAAACCACAGGATGCAGCGGACTAGCTTATACCTTAGAATATGTTGACGAATATACATCCGAACCAGGTGTAACTAATTTTGCTCAACCCGAGTTTGTAGTATTAGTTGATCAAAAGTCTCTAGCTTATCTTAACGGACTTACTGTAGATTGGGTTAAGAAAGGACTTAACGAGGGTTTTGAGTTCGTTAACCCTAACGAACGTGATCGTTGCGGCTGCGGCGAATCTTTTAGAATTTAGACACAGGCAGATCTAAACTAGCCGGCATATCCCATATCTTCTTACGCTCAACACCTTTACGTTGGGCGAATCTTTTTGCATCACAGTTAGCACAACAATGGAAATAGTTGTCGCTTAATCTTTTACGGTCAACATGTTTTAGATCTCTAGTAAATTCTGTTCCGCAATTGTCACACAGAAATATAGCTAGAGTTTTTTTACGCATATAAGAATGTGTTGATCCCAGCTTGCTGGTTCTTACATACTCAGATTCAACAATGGATGTCTTAACAAACATAGTGTATTTACATTCGGCTTATAAAATTTTCCGATAAATAAACGAGCAACTGCTCATTCTAGGAAGAATTATGGCAAGAAAAGTTATTGATATAGGTTCTGTTGGTAATGACGGGACCGGTGATAGTATTAGAGACTCGTTTCGTAAAGTAAACGACAACTTCAGAGAACTTTACAGTTCTTTAGGTCTTGGTGAACGATTAACTTTTATCGCACTAGACGATACACCAGCTACTTATGTTGGACAAGAAAACGCTGTTTTAGCTGTTAATAGAACCACAGACGGTTTAAAATTTAAACAGATCGCAGCTGGAACCGGTATCGTCATTGACAACATCACCAACGAAAGCGAAATCAGAATCAGCACACAGTTCAGCGAGATTTCCGGAGACCCTAGTCCACAACTAGGTGGAGATTTAAGTGCTAGGTCTGGTGGTAATCAATGGCGCATCGAGGATCTAACTACTCCTGTATCGGCCGACGAAGCAGCTAACAAAGGCTACACTGATACTAAAATTTCCAAAGCAGGTGTCGATGCTATCGATCCTGCAACGGGTCTTAAGAATCCGTCATTTGGTAGAATGACTGGCCCGTTGATTTTATCAAGAAACCCGGAACCAGAAGACGATACAATTTATGGCGGTTTAGTTGCTGCTACTAAAGCATATGTAGATAATTCTTCGTTCGGTTCTGTAACCAATCTTTATGTGGCATTATCAGGACAAGACGACCGCCCTGGTGTTAGTCCAACATTGCAAGGTCGAGCCCTAGCATATGCCTTTAGAACTTTAGAAGCTGCTCTTAAAAAAGCAGAAGAAATACAATTAGAATCTAGACAAGAACTTGGTCCGTATCAAAAATTATTAACCTTTAATAACGGCACCGGGACTTGCACATTAACAGATATCGATAGTTCTCCATTATCAGGAGCAGGATTCGCTGCTACTGTTAAAATGAGTGTCGACACTATCACTGCAAACAACAACGGTGTAAACTATAACGTCGGTGATCGATTAACTCTTTCGGGAGGAACTGTTGCTTCAGGCGGCGGTCCAGCAGTCATCGAAGTATTATCCACAGCAACTACTCCAGGTGCTATCGTTACATTTAGAGTTGTATCAACTGGTGTGTATACAGCATTACCTGGATCAACCGGAGTAACAACTACAACAGACAGTGCCTTCGGTAGTGGTGCTACATTCAATGTTACATATAAAGTAAACTCAGTAGCAATTACCAATGGCGGAACAGGATACTCATTAGTTTCTGTTCGTATTACCGGTGGTGGTGGAACAGGAGCATTCGGAACTGCTGTAGTATCCGGAGGTGTTATAGCTTCTATTGTTATCGACGATCAGGGATCCGGTTTTACAACATTACCGACTATCGTAGCAGACTTACCAAGATTTTTAATTAGAACGGACAATTACAGAACAGACTTCACAGGCGATGTCTTAACTAATACTCCGACAGCATATCGCGGTCGAGACATTAGAGAAGGTTTGTTCCTAAAAGGTGTTAACTCAGGTGCGCTGGCACAGATACTATCTCATAGCGGTGCATTAGACAGTGGCGGTAACGAAATATTTGATTGCGATATCAAATACGGTGCATTCGAGCTCGGCGAGCCAATCATGTATGGCGATGCTGCAAGATCCACTCAAGTTACTATTTTAGTAGAAAGTGGTATCTATGAAGAAAACTATCCACTAAGAGTTCCTCAAAACACATCTATCGTCGGTGACGAATTTAGACGAGTTATCATTAGACCAAGACAAGGAACATCATCAAGTCCTTGGGCCTTTATGAAATTCCGCAGAGATTTAACCAATGACGGTTTAACTACTGCAACACAAGAATTTGGTTATCACTATCTACAAGATAGTTCACAGCCAGTTTATCCAAAAGTGGATAACAAAGGTGCTTATAAATTAGCTGCGGCATTATTAACCTTAAACAGACAATTCCTTGCTGAAGAAACAGTAGCATGGATTGATGATCAGATCACTGCCGGAACTGCTCCGTTTACCACAACATTTACCTACAATAGCAGAACCTGTAAAAGAGATGCCGGATTAATCATTGACGCCCTTATCTTCGATCTTAAGTGGGGCGGCTACAATAGAACAATTTCAGCAGCATTAAAATATTATCAAAACGCCAGCGGTTTAATTGCTATCACAACTCAACTATCACAAACATTAGCTGCTGTCGATAGATTAAACGTTATAGCTAGACAGGTTGTTAATAACGTTGCTGTAACTAGAAATCAAACAGATTACGATCAAGTCATCGATACTGCTTATATTGCAGAATCTGGTGCAATTGATGTTATTGATGATTTATTTGCTGCATTAAAAGATGTTATGGATGGTTCAGGTTCCGTTAACTATCCTAAAGAGAATGATCAAATGGACGTATTCCTTGCTAACGATGCTGTTCGTTGGCAGGCCATTACTGCTCAAGGTCACGGTGGATTCATGTGTGTCCTTGACCCAGAAGGTCAAATTCTTGCTAAATCGCCATATGCTCAAGAATGTGCATCTTTCTCCAAGAGTATTGATGCTCAAACGTTCGCTGGAGGTATATTCGTTGACGGTTTCGCAGGTAACCTAGAATTTAAAATTACTAGTGTAATAAGTCCTACTAGATTAGAAGTTACAGGTTTAGATAGATATCCTCAACTTCCATGTAGCTTTATCTATCTCGATACTGTATATAGAATAAACTATATTAGAGACTTTGTTTATAATAAAGACGGATCTACTGCTACATTTGTTCTTGATGAAACTACACAGTGGCCTTATTCAGTATTCACATATAATGAATCAATATGTAACAGAGACGTTGGATTAATCATCGACGGTGTTGGGTATGATGTTGTTTTCCAAACAAACTATCATGCTAGAAAATCTGGTTCAACTTATAGATTAGCTAATGCAGAAGTAGTCATTGATAGTCAGAAAGACTTAACAGTTAGAGCTATCACATACGCTCACGAATTAGCCAGAGCTGCTGTATCAGATACCACTTCACAAAATACTATTGATAATAGTTCAACAATTATTACCAAAATTGTTAATAGAGGTTTGGTTTATTCTCCAACTCTAATATTAACAAATCCACCGGGATTATCGACTAATTTAGCCAATGCCAAGACCTTGTTGTTGGCCAACGTAGATTACATCAAAGATGAAACAGTGGCTTGGATCAATGCTCAAATTGCAGGCAATATTGCTCCGTTTACTACAGCGTTTGTCTATGATTCAATCACCTGTGCTCGCGATGTAGGATTTATCTGTGAAGCTGTAGCCTACGATTTGATCTATGGCGGTAATAGTCAAACTAGAGATGCTGGTTTAAAATACTATGACGGTGTTGGTTCTGCCATAACAAATCAAATTGTTGGACAGGTATCTCAAACTGCTGCGGCATTAACTTATACAAAATATCTGATCAAACAGGTTATTCAAAATCTTGCGCCAGCAACATCATATTCTACAACTCCTAGAGTAACAGGAACTGGAGCTAGTGCTACGGAAGCTGCTACAGTAGAAACATTGATGTCAAACCTTGTAGCAACAGTCAGCGGAGGTGTTGGATCTGCACCGTCAGAGACACTGCCAAATCTTAGTGCTTACTCATACACCGCAGCATTAGTTACTGCTAGAACCGCACTACAAACAAATAAATCAACCATCCAGACCCAGACTATTGGCTTTGTGAATACTAATGCTAATAGATTTGAAATATTGATGCCTGGTAATAGATCTATTCTAGGTAATGACTTTACACAGGTCAATGACATGGGCTACGGTATTTTTGCTACCAACGGTGCTCTAGTTGAAGCTGTGTCGATGTTTACCTATTACTGCTATACATCATACTATTCATTAAATGGTGCGCAGATTCGTTCTGTGGCAGGTTCATCAGCACACGGTGTTTATGCTCTAGTGGCAGAAGGATCAGACCCGTTAGAAGTTTCAACTCCAACGACCATGTATTTCGATATGGCCCAAAGAGTTGACTGCTACTACCCAAGTCCAAGTTTTGCTAACACCACAGGTGGATTGTTTAT